TTCAACATGAAGAGGCCCTTTTTGGGGGCCTTTTTTTGTGCCTAATTAAAACTATTTCTCCCAATAAAAAACCCCCCCAGCATAATTCCGAGGGTCAGTCGGTGCTGGGGGGGGTAATACTTCACTAGCAATGAAGCAGGTTCGGTTGGTGGGGTAACCAACCTACACACTCAGTACACAGGGAGGAAGGTGTACTGACAATGTACTTACAATTAGGATATTATCCTAGTACACTAACAAATGCAACACTATACATTACTTATTTATTATAATTGACGTACAAAGAAACCTTTGTTAGTGTCATAGCGTTCCATAACCAAAAGGGTAAGAGAATGAAGTTAAAATATGTGGAAAAAAGGACACGCAGTGCGGGAAGGGTTGTTTGGGTGGTAAATCCACCGCCCCATTTAAGGGATAGCGTCCAAGCTGAGTACAAACAGTGTGACGCGCTGTCGGAAGCTAACGAGTACGCTCAAGATATCCTTGATGCATACGACGATTATAAGCGGGGTGTAAAAAGACAGGCCAAAGCCGCTGATGATACGGTTGATGGGTTGATTGGGTATTACAAAAGCACCAATGACTACGCAAAGCTAAGTAAGAACAGCAAGCACTTCTATCTGACAATGATAAAAGATGCTCGCCGCGTTTCTTCTAACAACGGTACTATATTTGGTGAGATGAAGTCCTCAAATGTCACGCCAGAACACGCTGACAAGCTGTACATGAAGCTCCAAGAGCTCAAAAGTCAGCATAGGGCCACTCACGTTTGCAAAGTACTACGCAAAATATGGTTTATGGGCATGAGGGCGGGCCGTGTTAAGAACAACCCGTTCCAAAGAATGAACCTAAAGGGGCTCAAGTCTCGTACAGTCTTGTGGCAACCTGAACAGGCGGACCTTTTCATTGAAACCGCCGACAAGATGAATATGAAATCTGTCGGAACATTGTCTCTGCTATGTTACGACCTCTGTCAGCGACCGGGGGATATGCGTCATCTTACTTGGGGCAGTTTTTCCAATGGGTGCATCAAGTTTCGTCAGGAAAAGACAGATACCCTTGTAGAGATACCTGCGTCACCTCGTTTGGCTGAACGCCTTACTAGTCTAAAGCCTAAAGATGTGCCACCAGAAAGCCATATAGTTGTCTGTGAAGCCACAGGTAAGCCCTTTGATCGTAGGCTGTACTCAAAATGGGCCGCTAAGGTTCGGCTAGCCGCTGGGCTACCACCAGAGCTACAGATCAGAGATTTCAGACGCACAGGGGCCACAGAAATGGCCGAAAGTGGTTGCACTGAAGACGAATTGAGAAGTGTCACAGGCCACCAAAGCCGTGATGTTTTATCAATATATGTTCGCCCGACAATCAAGTTAGCGGCGGCTGGGGTTAATAAAAGATTTCAAGAGAGTAATGCAACATGACTTATAGAGACACCACCTTCTGCAACGCAGTGTGCACAACTTATACCTGCTTCAGACGTTTGACTAAAGAAGTAAGCCAAAAGGCTAATGAAGCTGGGCTACCCGTATCCATTGCGGATTTCTCTAATCATTGCCCTGAGTACACACTCACCTTTACAGACGAGCTCAAAATGGAGAAGTCATATGATTAAGGCCTCTATACTTGATCATATGGGGGATGACCGGACCACAGTTAACGCGGCCCGGGTATCATTTAAGAAACATCATGATAAATTTGAAGACAAAGATCCGAAGCTGATAACTTATCTGGCTGAACATAAGCACTTCAGCCCCTTCGGGCATTGCTTCGCATCCTTTCATGTTAAGGCCCCAATATTTGTAGCCCGACAATTGGTCAAACATAAATTTTTAAGATGGTCAGAAGTATCGAGAAGATATGTTTCTGATGAACCTGAGTTCTACAAACCCGTTCAATGGCGAGGTAAGGCAAAGGATAAGAAGCAGGGATCTGAGGGCGTTGTTGAAGGTGTTGAGGTGCAAGAGCTACGAGATCTCATTGCTAAACAATACAAGAAGCTTCTGAAGATGGGGGTTTGTGAAGAACAGGCTCGCGGAGAGCTACCCCTATCAACCATGACGGAGTGGCGATGGAGTGGTTCGTTGGATGCTTGGGCCGATATGTGTCGGCTTCGCTGTTCACCAGATACTCAGCTTGAAACACAATTTGTAGCTCAAGAGATATCAGATGATATGCGTAGGTACTTCCCTTACTCATGGGACGCTCTACTAGGCCCTGAGCTAACGTCAGGGGCCCTGTAATGTATTGGCTAATTGTTCTCACGCTGGTGGAAGGGGGATTTTACGCTAACCTCATAAAACCTTTCCCATCGTTCGCTGATTGTCAGTTTGCCCTACACGGGGTGGAGAGGGTAATTAAAGAAGAGCATCAAACGATAGTGTGCTTAAAAATAAAACAGGAGAAAGGGCGTGAGGTAAACAAGGGCACCCCCAAGGATTTATTATAGGGTTGACAGATTGCGTTTTTGGATGTATAAAAGCGAGGCCGCCTTGGGGGGCCGAGCTATAGGTTTAGGTATATGAAATATATTAAATTAAAAACAAAGCTTAATATAGTTCATCCTGAAGAAGGCCCTACCGAGTATATAAAATATGGTGTCGGTGAGGGATTAAATTTTCAAGGAATAAAATATACTGACTTCTCTGTATCTGAAGAAGCTAAGAGTTTATTCAGATCGTTAATCCCAGTTAATGAAAGAAAACATTTCCATATGAGTTTAATGACCATTAATCGGGCCATATTACCTCATACGGATAGCAACACGAAAACAGCCATAAATTGGTACATACATGAAGGCGGTTATGAGACTTACTTTTGTGAGCCTAAGCATGACGCCAAGCCCTTTAAACTTCCTACTCAAACAAATGGATGTGTCTATAGTTTTGAAGACACAACGTTTATGGAAAGTTTCAGTGCTAAGGATGGAGACATCTATGTTCTTGATGTTACTAATACCCACTGCGTAGTACCTAAAGCAAAAGAGTGTACTCCGCGTGTGGCGTTAAATATGGCTACCAATTTATCATTTAAAAATGTGGTATCATTATTAGGTGACCAAATATGTATAGTCGAAAAGAACAATACGAAGTAATTAGCAAAGTACGTGTCACAGATGATGACACTAAGCGGGTTAATTGCCCATTCTGTGGTGGTAAATACACCCTTACAATATCCAAGCGTGAAGGTTCTTTAATATGGAACTGTTACAGGGCTTCGTGTTCTGCCTCTGGTGGTAAACGAGTTGGGTATGGATTAGACGCAATCAAGCGTAAATTCGATGGAAGTACTTCAACAGGTATATACAAACGTACATACCCCCTACCTGAAGTAAATTCATCTGTAGAACATCATGAACATATTTTAAAATATATTGATGATAACAATTGTCGTAAGGCATTTGATGAAGGTGCTATAAAAATCACCTACGACCCCTCTAAAGACCGTGTTCTATTTTGGATGAATGAGAATTCAGGAGCCGTAGGCCGTTCTATGCAAAAGAACGCAAAACCTAAATGGTTATCATACGGGAATACTCAAGGGGCGTTGTCTGTAGGAAACCACAAGGTAGGAGTCGTTGTAGAAGACGCCGCAAGTGCCTGTGCAGTGTACGCCACGGGTAAGTACACGGGAGTGGCGTTACTTGGGACAAATATATCCCCATTACAGCGTATTCAGTTGAGGTTATACGAAAAATTAATTATTTGCCTTGACAAAGACGCCTCTGGTAAGTCAGTAGTGTTACTACGAAAGTTACAAGCAGTGGTTAGTTGTAAAGTAAAATTTCTTAGTAACGACTTAAAGTGCTATGATGAATTGGGGATAACCCGGCTACTCGATGATTAAGTACAAGGGGGGGTTTAAAAAAGCCAGATATCAAAAATATGAAGCTACGATTAAGCTAAATTCTAAATAAAAATATAAGGTAAAACCCTTATATAACAAGGCTCCGCTCTACGGCGGGGTTTTTTTTTGTGAAAATTATGTTGCTAGTACCCCCCACTAGGGTTATAATTAGTGCAATTACGAGCACTCACAAAAGCAAAAAATAGGCGCTAGCATGGAATTGAAAATATTAAAGGGACTGCTGTCGGCGGAATTTTACGACTCGAATAAGTCTAACCTTAGCCCAAAATTATTCGAGGAAGAGCTACGGGATGTGTACACCTGCGTCACTGAAGGGCACGAAAAATACACACAAGATCTCAAGATTGATGACGTTAAAGCCATTTGGTTTAAGAATAACCCTGTGGCTACAAGGTCAGAGAAAGACGCCATTGATGATATATTGAAGGTTATAGACAGAGAAGAAGCTTTATCAGACGGGATAGCTAGCGATTTAATCAAAGAGCTATGGAAACGCCATGTAGGGCATAAGATTGCAAACATGGGTATTGAGCTCACTGAGGGCGCACCTGATGCAATGTCTCGTCTTACCACACTTCTAGACAATGTTCGTGAAGGTGTGATGCCAAAAGATTTTGGTGACGCCACTACAAAAGACATTGAAGAACTGTTGCGGATGACATCGGATGACAGTCGCTGGAAATTTAACATAGCCACCTTAGCCCGTAGCGTCTACGGCATTGGCCCCGCAGAGTTTGGAACAATCTTTGCGCTACCCGAGACAGGTAAATCAGCCTTCGCAATCAGTATCGTATGTGGCCCCGGGGGGTTCTGCGAACAGGGTGCGAAGGTTTTATATTTGGGAAATGAGGAAGAGACTAGGCGTACAATGCTTAGAGCCATGCAAGCTTGGAGTGGCATGACCCGTGAAGAGATTGTTGCCGACCCTCGTACTGCAAAGAATAGGTTCACCGCAATTGAAGAACGCCTAGAGATGAAAGACATCCAAGAGTGGGATATACAAAAGATTGAATCTTACATTGAGCACATGAAAGCAGATGTAGTCATTATTGACCAAGGCGATAAGGTTCACATCAATGGCACCTTCTCAGCATCACACGAGCGTTTAAGAGAGTTATACCGCTCACTGCGAGAACTAGCCAAGCGCCAGCAATGTGCTGTCATAACCATATCTCAGGCATCCAACGAGGCAAGAGGCCGTACCCGTTTATCGGGGTTTGATATGGAAGGTTCTAAAATTGGTAAGATGGCGGAGCTAGATCTTTGTATAGGCATAGGCAAACACGAAGCAGGTGATGTTGATGATAGTGATCCAGACAACACTCGCTATTTAACAATTTCAAAAAACAAACTGAGTGGATGGCACGGCACAGTAATTTGCACCCTACAGCCACAAATATCAAGATATGTGGAGTAGTTGATGAAATTTCTTTTAACTAAGCAGGACATCCACACATCAGAAATTATGGGAGCCGATACGGTAGCTCTATGCAAACTACAGGGCTTTAGCCCGAGGTTAGAGAACGACAGGCAGTCCCGAGAAGAAGCCAATGCGTTTGGGTACAAGGCAGAATTTGCCATAGCCAGATTATTTAATGCCGAGCCCCCTGTGATTAACGTCGTATCAGATGGCGGAGTAGACATTTGGCTAGATGGCATTCCCGTAGATGTAAAATTTACAAACGATGAATGCGGCCCGTTGATTTTTGATAGTATGAAAAAGTTTCGAGCCGAAATCGCCATCTTGGTTGGCCGTACAGATGACGATGATGTGATGTCAATAAACGGCTGGGTCACTCGTAAAGAGTTCAAACAAAAAGCTGACAAACAAAACTTCGGTTATGGGGA